GGCTTAGTCTGTTTTACTAGTTTTTTCAAATACTCCGAACTAAAATATCTATAAACAGAGATATTACTACGATTTTTCCCTGCATAATATAAATACCCGTAAATATCTCTAAAATATGAAAAGCTATATAAATATAATTTTTTTAAAACTGGTGTCAAATTCGGATGAGCCTGTAAAAACAAGTCTGTTTCGATAACTTCAACCTCATCAGCATAATATTTTTCAAACGTTTCTTTAATATTTTTTGATACTTGAAGATGCCCATTTCCAAATGAACCTGTTATTAATATGGCAGTTAAGTTTATTGAAAATGTGATTGTCCACTATCAAGGTGAGAATGTAGAAGCAGTGAGTTTAAGAGATACACCACTGGAACTACAAGAGTGGCAGATGTTTATTGTCGTCAATCTGTTTGGCTTTTATAAAACTGGAACAATTGAGACACGGTTTAAAGAAACGTTGATTTTCATTCCACGGAAACAAGGAAAGACAGCGTTCACTGCTGGGCTTGCTTTGTGTAAGTCATTACTAGAAATGAAGAGTGCTTCAAAATGCTACATTGTCGCAACGAGCGTGCAACAAGCGTTGGAAGCATTTGGATTCATTCAATACAACGTGGAGCGTTGGAGAGATAAGAACATTAGAATTAAAAACAACAATTCAGAACATTCGATTACTGGAGATTTTGGTAGCGAAGGTTCTTTTTTTGTACGTGCATTAGCAAACGATGAAACTCGACTAGATGCATTGAATGGTAATTTCATCATTCTTGATGAAGCCCATACTATGAGAAACTCAAAAAAATATGGATTGATGAAAAAGACAATGACTGCTTATAGAAATAAGCTGCTATTCATTATCAGTACTGCAGGAGATATTCCAAACGGCTTCCTAGCTAACAGGATTAAGTACTGCAGAAAGGTACTTGAACAGAGTATTGAGAATGAAGAATTATTTATTTTCATTTGCAAAGCTAATCAAGATAAAGAAGGAATGCCTATCGACTATATGGATGACAAAACGTTGATGATGGCTAATCCATCTTGTGGAGTTACTGTAACACTTCAGGAGTTACGAGCAGAAGCAGAAATGGCTATGAACGATCCACAGACTCGAATGGAGTTCTTCAATAAGACACTGAACATCTTCACTAACTCAATGAACGCATACTTCAATGTAGATGAGTTTATTGCTAGTGATGAAAACTTTGATTGGACATTAGAAGAGTTAGCTAAACTGCCAATTAAATGGTATGGAGGTGCTGACTTATCTAAACTGCATGACTTAACTGCAGCCGCATTAGTAGGGCAATACAAAGTGGAAGATAAAACGATTGACATCATTATTCCACACGCATTTTTCCCAGTTGCTGCCGCACACAAGAAAGCTAATGACGATGGAATCCCATTGTTCGGATGGAAAGAAGATGGCTGGTTAACGATGAGTAACACTACTACCGTATTGTATGACGACATCGTTAAATGGTTCATCAAGATGAGGAACATGGGGTTCAAAATTTCTAGAGTCGGGTTCGACAAGAAGTTTGGACGAGAGTTCTTCTTGAAGATGAAGAAGAATAAATTCTCAATGAAAGACCAACCGCAATACTTCTGGAAGAAGTCTGAAGGTTTTAGACATATAGAAGTGAAAGCAAAAAACAAAGAATTGTACTACTTGCATAGTGAAGCTTTCGAATATTGTGTAGGAAACGTTCGAGCAATTGAGAAAACAGACGACATGATCCAGTACGAAAAAGTAGATGGTGACGGCGGTACTCAACGTATTGATATATTCGATGCTGCAGTATTTGCTACTGTTCAAATGCTTGAAGAAAACGGTGGATTTTCTGATACTGCAAAACAATTCTTTAATTTGAAAGGAGATTAAGATGGGGTTATTAGATATGTTTAAAAAACGTTCTGCTAATTCAGCTATCAAATTCCTTGATTCATCAAAACAATTTGAATCACTGATTGCTGAAGACTCGTATATTCCATTGAATAAGCATCCAGATATTTTAATTGCTGTTGACAAGATAGCAGACTTGGTATCAAACATGACTATTCATTTAATGGAGAATACAGAACAAGGCGATATTCGTATACGAGATGAATTAGCACGCAAGATTGATATCGAGCCATGTAAGTATATGACTCGTAAAACGTGGCTGTACAAGATTGTAAAGGATTTACTACTTGACGGTGACGGTAATTCTGTAATTCATGTTGGAACTCTTGGTGATACGGGGTTGATAGGAGAGTTAACTCCATTTCCGATGACGAGTGTTCAATTCATCGATGATGATGATGGCTATCATATTGAGTATAACAATATGAAGTATCAAGCAGATGAGGTTATTCATTTTGTGATTAATCCAAATCCACTGCGACCGTACATTGGTACTGGATATAGAGTTGCATTAAGAGAGATTGCTAAGAATCTAAATCAAGCAACTCAAACGAAAAGCAACTTCATGAGAAGTAAGAACGTACCTTCTTTAGTTGTTAAAGTTCATGCTGATGCAGGAGAATTAGCGGAAGAAGAAGGGCGAAAGGCAATTATGAAACAATATCTTGAGACTTCTAAAGCTGGAGAACCTTGGATAATTCCTGCTGAAATGATGGATGTTGTTCAAGTCAAGCCGTTGTCATTAAAAGACATCGCAATTAATGAATCAGTAGAGATTGATAAAAAGACAGTAGCAGGACTCATTGGAGTGCCTGCTTTTTTCTTGGGCGTAGGTCAGTTCAATAAGGATGAATATAACAATTTCATCAATACAAGAATTCTATCAATCGCCCAAGTGATATCCCAAACACTCACTAGAGATTTATTGATTAGTCCATCACGTTACTTCAAGTTGAATCCACGTTCACTCTATTCGTACAACATCACTGAATTAGTCAGCGCTGGAAGTCAAATGGTGCAACTAGCTGCATTAAGAAGAAATGAGTTGAGGGACTGGATTGGATTAGCTCCAGATCCAGAAATGCAAGACATTATTGTTTTAGAAAACTATCTAAATCAAGACGATTTAGGTAATCAAAAGAAATTGAAAGGTGGTGAGAATGATGAATCTAACTAAACGTGAATCGTATCTTACTACCCAATTTGAAACGAGAGAAGAAGCTGCAGAACAAAAACTAATTATAGAAGGTTACTTCATTAAATACGATGTTGAAACTGAAATCTGGGAAGGTTGTTTCGAGAAGATTAAGAGAAGTGCTGTTGAAAATGCTATTAAGAATGCAGATGTTCGAGTGCTATTTAATCACGACACTTCACTGGTTTTAGGTCGAACTGGAAATGGAACTGCAAGCTTACGTTCTGACGAAGTAGGCTTATTTGCAGTTGTAGAAATTAACCAAAATGATCCTACAGCGGTAGGAATTTACGAACGCATTAAGCGAGGGGATATCACTGGATGTAGTTTTGGGTTCTTTATCAAAGGTAGTGAAGAGAGTGTACGTTCTGACGGGACTTATCTATCAGTTATTACTGAAATGGAATTGCTAGAGATTAGTCCTTGTACATTCCCAGCGTATCCACAAACAGAAATCGCAGCAAGACAGAAAGCTTTTCAAAATTACAAAGAACGTTCTTTAGAACAAAAGAAACGAGAATTAAAGGAGAAATTACATTATGAAAAATAAATTAGTTTTATTACAAGCCAAATTAAATATGCGAGAAAAATCTTTAAACATTTTAAATACTGAACTTGAAGCACTTCAAAAACGTAGTGATGAAGTTGTTGAATCAATTGATGCAGTTGAAAACGAAGAAGATTTAAACGCTATTGAAACTGAAGCAAATGGTATTCAAGCTGAAATCGATGAAAAAGAAGCTTCTAAAAAAGCTTTAGAAACTGAAATCGATGAATTAAAAACTCAATTACAAGAACACAATGAAAAGAAACCACAACAAGGAGCTGAACGAAATATGGGTAACGCAACAGCAGAAAAACGAGATGCATTAAACAAATACATTAAATCTAAAGGTGAAAAACGTGATGGTGTTAAATTAGTTGACGGTGGTGCATTAATTCCAGTCGAAATTTTAAAACCAGCTGTAAAACCAGAAGTAGTAGTCGACTTAACAGAATTAGTTAAAGTTGTGAAAGTAAACTCTGCAACTGGTAAATACGGTTTGATTGAGAAATCAAAACAAAAAATGGCTTCAACAGAAGAATTAGCAAAAAATCCAGAATTAGGTAAATTCACAGTTACACCAATTGATTATTCA